TGGCCAGGTTGCCGGTTTCCTATTCCCCTAAAAATTATTTATTCATCATCTTTTCACGGGTATAAGGACGATGAGCTAATGATCTATCATCATGATGATCAATCTTTTTTCTAACCATCTCGTAACTATTTGATGCTCCAGAAGGTGGAACATGCGCCTTATTCTCACCTATTTTTGAATAGTGAGCTCCTGTATTTCCTTTAGATCCGCCGCCATTTGAAGTATTTTTGTGGCTATGCATTTGCAACCTCTTTATTTTTCATTAAACTTTCTTGCTCTCTTGCCGATTTCTCATCTTCTCTACTTTGAATATTATTTATCAATTCAAATATTTTTACAAAATTATCTACACCCATAGACTCAACTTCCTTAGCGGTTTTAACCTTATCTAAAGTAGCTAAATTCTTCATGTGTTCAGACTCATTGAACTTAGTAAGAAGTGAAACTTGTTCAAGTTGTCCTTTTTGAGTTCTTTCTTGAGCTAACGCGCGATCGCTTTGAGATTTTGATTGTAGGCTTTCATTAACAATCTGCTGATTTTGCATTTCAAGCTTAGCCATTTGTTCTTGCTGCTGTTGCTGTGCCTGTTGCTGCTTAGCAATCGATTCCATTAACTTATCTTTATCTTGAATATCTAGATCAGCCATAACTTGATCCGGAGGGATTGGGAATCCATCTTTCCATAAGAAGTATTTCTGTCTAAATGCAAGCTGTCTAGATGTGTCTGTAAGAGGAGCATTTCCGATTACTGCATCATATTGCTGGAAGGATTTATCTCGGAATTCATTAGTAGGCTCTTCCTCGATCATCTTGCGTATCTTGCCTAGCGTATAGTTCTTCTGAATAAGAGCCCAATGTAAGCGACCAGCATTTCTTTGGGACAAGTCCAAATTATCAAATAATTCTTGCAATGTAGTAAGGGCCGCACCTTGTCGAAGTTGTTCAGTAATCCCAACGTCCGAATCTTCCGCTTGACCCAATAGTTCGGGAGTAACTCCAGCATTGCTTTGAATATCCTGTTTAAGGAATTCAGTAACTTGAAAGTTAGCTGGATTAATGTTCGCTCCTGGTTTATCATTTATTGCCTGTAGTCTTCCTTTTTTAAAGAATCTAACCTTTCCTGGACCTACTTTAAAAGCATCTTGATCGTCAATAAGAGCATCTTCCTCAACATCTACACCAGAAAATTGAGCTGCCAATAAGTCCATTTCCAATTGCTTGCGGTAGTTGTAAAGGTATTGTGAATCCCTAATATTTCGTATTATGCCCTGGTACCTAAAGCTATAATTATTATTAGCAAGATCGTGATAACCAACAAAAGGGGTAAAAGGGTACATATCGACGCCAAGAGGATTAGGGCCGTCATAAAAACAGGTATTATTAACGATAATTGCAAGATGAACCGTAGGAACTTTTTCATGTACGATAACAATTTCTGGAAACTGATATTTTAGACGATCGAATTCATCTTTATTTAGGTTAACCTCTGTGCTTTCATATGTTTCAGGATCGACTATAAATGTAGCCTTACGATCTGTTAAGTACCAATATTCATCATAAGCAAGGAAACCTTTCCTTCTGATGTTATATTGCTGAGGCATAAAGGTAAACTTAGTGTCGAAATAGGCCTGGTCATTAAGCATGTCTATGTCAGCCTCTCGACCCGGAAGCATCTGTTTTACCTGTTCTTTGTGTAAGTATTTACGGGTTCGTATAAACTGACAATCATCTAATGACATATCACGCCAAAACGCATCCATCATCAGCATGTCAGCGCTATAACACTCTGTTTTCAGATTACCACAAATTGGATCTTTCCTATAATCAATGTATGAGTGCATTAAGCTAAGTCCGGTAATTCCCGCAGCCTCTTTAAAGCAATTCGATATCGTATTATATGTATCATCATTAGAATAAGCGGATTGGATACATTTAGTAGCCTGTGAGGCCGTTTGATCGCTGGAACCATGCACAGCAATCATTCTAGTGCCTTTACGATGTTGTCTTTGTCGACCACATACCATATTTACAACAGGCATTGAGGCGTTAAATATGAATTTTTGATGTTCGTAAGAAAGACCAGAATATAGATTTAAATAACGCTGATCGCCTAGATAAACTTTTCTATCAATAAGTTGTTCCCAAAAGAAAAGTTGCCAAGCTGACAGATTCATTTGATAACGTTCATCTGCTTCGGCTACGATATCTCGCTTACCGTCTTGATAGTATCCCTGGTATATGTTTGGGACTACTTGGCTTCTTTCGAGCATACCCGATGACATGAGCTATCCTTTGTAAAATCTACTTTATACTATTTAAAATATTATCTACCAAGAAAAGGATTAGCATTCATCACTTGATGGCGAATAGGAACTTGTTTCGGTCCGAATCCAGCTCTAGATTTTAATTCCATTAGTTTATCAGGTGTAAGCGAGCCAGGTCCCCTACCATATTGGATACGAGCATTAGCCATATACCTGCAAGAATCAGCAGCATGGCTAGTCCAGTCATGCAGAGGAGATTGGCTGTATGATTGTTGTTTTTCATTATATTTCTTGTGATAGTTTTCCAAGCATTTGATTAAATGTCTGCATTTCGTTTCATCAATATATGCAATGCTAAGGAGTTGTCTGACTGCTTCAATTCCAATTTGAATATCAATTTCCCTTTCCAAGATAGTGGTCTTAACACCTTGTTCATATGCGACATCCTGTAAAGTCCTACCCGTTTGAATCGAGCCCGAGCCCGCATCATGAGGCATGTAGTGCGTCCCATATACGTAGGGCTTATTTTGTAGAACTTTCGCATAATGTGCTATTCCTTCTCCTTGAGCTTCGTAGAAATCTATTATCCGTACTTCCCCCCCGATCTCTTGCCAGAAAGTAATACTCGTAGAATCCCCATAACCGATATCCCACGACGTATGAACAGGTGAACGAGTTTCATACGCAACATTGCATATTCTTTTTTCGTCTCGGGCTCTTTCAATAAGTCTACCATAATAGCTACCCTCAACGCCTCTGTTGAATGAACAATAGTATTCTTGCTCAATGGATTCATCTGATATACCTTCTAGTCTAATTTGGTTTATGTCTTCTTCGCTTAGAACTCCTGTGTCCCTTACTGAAAGCACCTCACAATACCAATTAGGGTTATTCCTTGCCATGCAGACAAGGTCATAAAAGTGATTTTTACCCCTAGGAGTACTAATAAAAAGAGCATAACCCTTGTTGACGTCCAAAATTGGACGAAGATATTCCCATGCCGCAGGAGATTGGATAGCATATTCTGAAAAAATAATGATTTTAGGATTGGTGCCAACAAGACTATCAATATTGTCAGATCCAATAAGTTGATACATACTGCCATTAGTGAACCTTATCTTCATTTCCTGGCCATTTTTAGATTCAATGACCTGTTTAGGAATGTAATCTAGGATACGTTTTCCGTCATTCGTTGAGCTATCCCAGATTACTTTCTTAGCTTGTGAATAAGTAGGGAGAATATGGAAAGCAGTCCAGCCTGGATTAAGTAGGAGCTGCATAATACACCAATTAAATGCGGTGACATCTTTGCCGCCCCTTCTATGTACAACCCAAACAGCTCGCTTAGTTCCTTCATTCAGAGCTTTCAATATCTTTGTTTGATAAGGTCTTGGTTGGAAGGTTAATTCCAGCTGCAAGGTCATGAGGAACCTGTAAGTTAATGGTTGTTGCTTTGGATCCTTCTTCTTGCTTTCTTAAGTCAGATTCAAACTTTTTCTCAGCCCTATCATATCGATGATGAAGAGGATCATACATACCTTCTGATCTAGTAAAGAATTGTTGTATCATAGTTCCATTATTTGCAGCTTTAAATCTATTTTGTCCAATATTTTCTTTTGCAATAGTTAGCGCCTCCCTAAATTCAACATCACGATCAGCCCATTCTGGCAATTTAGTAACACTCATTCTTCTTGGAGAACTAAATCCAATTAAGTTTAATGCATCAGGTTGATAAGACCATTCTATCAATTCTTTAGCCATTTTTTGCAAATCAACGGGCGGTCTTCCTGAATTTTCACATCCCAAAGCATTTTTATTTCCTTTCGGCGCAGGCATATGGTACCCTTTTGTTTTATTATTCTTATTTGCAGGATAACCAAAACATTATTTAAATGAAATATTTCAAATTTAGGATACCTATCGTGGGAACTTATATACTTTGCCTGATATACGGCAAATTTTCTTATATGTATAGGTGTAAAACATTGGGGAATTTTAAAAAATGAAAAACCGAGCTAAATGTAGAAAATGCAACTCCATAATTGAAAGCACTCATAACACAGATTATGTATCATGTAGATGTGGAGAAATCGCTCTAGACTGCGTAGATGGGATGAAAGTCTATGCTAACGACCTAAATAATATTATACGAATAGACGATGAAGGAAACGAAATTAAAGTTACAGTAAAAGAAAAAGAAAAAGAGGATGTAAATCCGCTTTACATAGAAAGCAAACCCTCTAAAGAAGATCTGATAAAAATGTTAGATGAGATGGCTAAAAATATAGAGAATTTGCCATCCTATGTTAAGCAAACACCAGTAAATCAGTATGATCTTTTGTCGTTGATATCTCTATTGAGTCTAATCCTGAAAAATTAATGGACATTCAAAATGATTTCATTGTTACGTCTGATAATGTAAATTTTGTTGCAAAAACAACGTTCTAGATATATTGTGAGACTATCAATACATTTAAATCTATAATATTTAATTTTAATCGCATAATTTTAATGTTCTTTTCAGAGAATCTCTGACATTTTTAGTTTGTTCATGCGTGTATTTGTATTTACGAATAAGCCAAGAAACAGAGACATTTCCGTGTTTTTTTCTGACATCTCTTAGGTATTTCATGTTGTCTTTATCAAATATCCAAGTCATTTAAATTCCGTATATATAGATATTTCTTTTCATAATTAAATTATATTATAACTCATTATAATCCACAAAGTGCTTTCTAGTAAAGTTATCAATGAAATTGAGAGCTTGAGTAGAGGTTATTTTTTTGGAATCCTCTAAATTGAAATGATCGTTATATTCTAAAATAAGATCAAGAAACCCTTCCCTAGGAATTTGAAACATCCATCTTTTAGGTTTTTCTTTTTCTCTCATGTTTTTTTGGATCATGTTTACCTGTAGAATGTTTATTTTCCTGAGAAATATCACACACCGGGCATTCCCACCAATCAATAAACATATCCAAGAACCTTCCTCCCATAAGGGTTAGTGGATTTTTACACTTTTCGCATAGCATTAATTCATTTCCTTTTTTTCATGATAATGTTTGAGAGCGTTCAGAAATTTCTCATTCAATGGAGGAGGAAATCTCATTTTTTCTAATAAAAATAAAGCATCCTTGAAGGATAATTGGGTATTCACTTTTTCTTCATTTCCATTTTGCATTTTTCCATCTTCTTATCCATTTTTTTGTCAGTCTTGAGTAGATTAGACTCTTTTTTCTCAAGTTTTTTTGTGTCTTTCATGATTGATTTAATTTTCTTATCCATTTTTCCTCTTATTTGCTTGATTCTGTTTCGTTTTCAAAAGAATGCCAAGGCATATTAGAAAGCCTAACCATTGTATTTGACCTAGTGAGATTATCACTTTTCTTATCTTCATCTAATCCAATGGACGCATTTCCATGAACTGACACATTTTGATAGCATAGAGAGCATGAAGCGCACATATATGCACTTATAGCTAAAAGTAGGGATAACCCTATATAACTAGAGATATCTTTCATAAATTACCCTCACTCATTTTTGATTCAGATCTAACTTTTTTCCATTCTTTGACATCTTTTCGATCTTGACCCCCTATATGTGTAATATAGGCCCATTCTTTAATCTGATTATCGGGAAAAGCATACCCTTCTTCGTAAGTACACCAGTTGATAGGATATCCATTAAAAAAATATATCGCTTTAAAGATTTCATTATTTTTTTTCTTAGCCAAGCAGATAATTGCAGTAGTGGTATCTGGAGAAAAAAACTTGTAATCCTTCCATTCAGACATCTGAAAATTATCGCCCGGATCTTCTTCTTTCAAAAATAGATTTGCGACTTGAAATTTTTTGGAAACTCTTATGGTATTTTGGTAAAAATCAGGCATTATTTACTTTCCATTCTCTCTTTCAGAACTTTAGACAAACCAGGGAATTTTTTGTTAAGTTTTTTTAGAATATCAGCGTATTTTTCAGAAAATTCAAGAATTAACATAGCTATTTCTTCATAATCGATATTGAATTCATCTTTTAAGTGAAAAGGATTTTCATGGTGTTCTGTCCAATCTCCAATAGCACTTAAATAATCAGAAATTCCTGAAATTTCTTTAGGAGATATAATTGAAAGAACTTCCTTGACTTGATCTGAAACTGTGCATGGTTTTGTCACTATTAAAATCTCCGTTCTAGGGTTTATATCATAGCCTTTGAAAGCAGTAATTTTGTCAATTTGCCTATCATCAGTAAAGACAATTTTCTTTAGCACATCGCAATAGAATTTTAAAATATTATCAACGTCCGGAGTATCAATGTGAGGAAGAAGACCCCATTGAAAAATATTTTCTTTTGATTTAGGAACTGGAAAGAAAAATGTAAAATCAATATCAACAGGAATATTCTTATGGTAAGGAAATATAGGATTTTTACCTATTTGATCTAAAACTTGAAACTTAGCGGCATGAATTAGATTTTTTTGAGAGTCGTAAGTGCAATACCTAGAAAAAGTAGGACTTACACGTGAAACTGGCTCGCCTGGTAAAATTATTTTTATCATGTTTCTAAAATCACTCATTATTTGAAACAAGTACGGTTTTTGTATGTGCTTATGTTACACCAAACATTATGCTGATCAATTTTTCCGTAAAAACCGCTCTTAAATTTCCATTTACCAAAAATAGTCCTAAAAGCGGGGTAATAAAATTCTTCCGATGCATGAGCTCTAACATACACCCATTGCCATAAAGGAGCCTGTTTAGTTCTTACATTCGTCCAAAGCATTCCGAAAAACCCCATTCATTTGCGTTTTAAGACTATATCTTCAATTTCTTGAGTCTTTACATGTTTTTTGTCTTTTATGGTCTGTAAAGTCAAATCTGTTCGTTTTTGTTCATATTTCTGATCCATATGATCCCAAATCTTCTCCAGTTCTCTTTTCCAGCATTCATTTTTCATTCTTCAAAAACCTCTCAGGCCAAAGTTGTTCATGTAAGTCCAGCTGCTTTGTTTTTAAATCTCTCACGCTGTTTTGTGAAATGATCAACAAGTGTTTCTCTTTTTCTTTCAGAGAATTCTTTGAATTTTTCTTCATTTAAGGCTCTTTTCATCATTGAGGTTGGAATATCTATGCTCATGGATTTCATAATATTTGAAAAATCCCTAGTAAAGTTCAACTTATCCACTATTATTTCATACTGAGAGTCTGGAAAATCCATAATTTAAATCCTTAAATAATAAAATACAATAAAATTTAAACAAAAGATCCTCCAACGATATCTGAATCCTCCGTTTTAAAATAATGTATATCAAGACTCATGTTTTTCACCTAAAGTTTTTCTGTTAGGAATTTTCCAACCTAAATCTAATCGACTTCCATACTCGTAAATTCTTTTTGTTGTCCATTTTTCTAGAGTTGCCCAAGCCTGTTTACGATTTTTAATCATTCCTAATTTAAACATTTCCTCGATGATATCGTAAGGAAATCTGTTATCTTTTTTTCCCAATTCATCAATCCATGAAATTCTATCCCAAAGGTAATCTTCTAATTCTTTCTTCATTAAAGTTTTTCCATCATTCGGTAAGCTCCCCACTGAACACCTAATGCCAGAGAGTAAGCTTGATTTCTTGTGTTGCAGACCCAAGGCATTTTCTTTTCACCCCAAACCACTTGGTAAAATACTCCGTCTACCTCTTGATCGCTTGAGAAATCAACGTCATCTTCACTGCACTGAATTTTTAATGATTCACCATAAGGCATTGTAAAAAGCATAATTCCTCTTATTTTTTACCTAGTGTTTCTACGACCCACATCAAGTCTAATTTTTGTAAAAGTTTCTCAAAATCAGCTCTAAAAGTTGGGGATTTTAAATCTACTCCTAAGGGCTGATATGAGGGGTAACTAAGATTTAGAAAAGAAATACGCTTATCATTTACCAGGCATTCAAAACAAATTGCATCGACTCCCATATAGGTTTTTTTGTTTTGGAAGAAACTAGCTAGAGCTTTACCGCTATGCTCCGTGTTAGGCTTCCAACCCTCCTTCAATGCCTGTTTCCTGATACGAGTTTCATTCACTCGATTTCCTTTTTTTATCTCTGAGTTGATGTACTGAGTGGCAGCCGCATCTGCATCCTCTTCTCTTTTTTGTTCTTCAGAAGAATCAACAACAACGGGAGCTTTAGCGACCTTTCTCTTTTGTTGTTGTTGTTTTCTCTTTTCTTTAGAAAAGAGTTGTTCTTTATTTATACATGGTGCCGTAGGGCACAATGGATCGTGCGGATTGGCATCATCGATCGTGCCGATTGGCACTTTCGTAAAACTTTTTTGAAAAATACTGGTATCCGCCACTGTATACCATGCAGTTTTGTCAAAAGGATTCTTGTTATGGTTACCTTTTATTATTAATCCTGAATCGATAAGTTTTGGGATGGCTTTTTTGATTTCATCTAATGAAAGATAGTCTAGAAAATCAGCAATTTGCTGCTGACTTTCATACATCCACACAACGCCGTTTATAATCCCTTGTCCTTTGGCGGCATTAATTCTCAACCAATAAACAATGTGATTGTAAATGATAGCGCAATGAAGCCCTAATTCCCTGGCTATTCCTGTATCTAAACTATGTGAATGACCTGATATGAACGACATAATGATTTCCTTGTTTTTTAGTTATTGCATAAAAAAGCTGGAAACCAATACAATGTGAAGTACATATTGATTGTTTTGGCCCCCAGAAAAGGACAGCCGGCAAGCTGTCCTTTCTATTTTCTATAAGTTGCATGCTTTTTCTTTGGTGTTTTTTCGGTAGCCTTTAAGCATAATCTTCACATATTCATCGATATCATTAATTCCACACTCGTGGTTAATCAAAATATCAGTGAACCAATTCTTTTCCTTACAGTTACGAAATTTAGTTTTTTCAATCGTTTTTTTTCTAAACATCATAATCTCTGACATGCACGACTTGTTTAAATCATATAAGTCAGAAAAAGCTTTCTGCATTTCTTTAAGTTGATTGATAAATTCTTTCTGCGATTCCATTCGTATCCTAGAGGAAATTATTCCTTTTATCAAAAAATTATCTCTTTCACAAGAATTTTCTTTCTTAAAATTTTAAAAATATATATCTTTCAATGGCAATGGGTCTTATCAAATGTCCCTAGAGGCGGTCTCTAGGGTATTTTGAATTACTCATGCGTAAGAGATAGTCCTTGCTAGAAAAAGATGAATTTAGCTCTAGGCTTAAAAATCTAGAGCTATTTTTTTTTGTTCTTAAAACGCTCGGGCAAAAGTTCATGACATTTTACTTTCTTGTCAGTCATTTCAGAAATCCTAACAGCAGCGCTTAAATGTATATCTCTTTTCTCTTTTAACAAGTCATATACCGTGTTAGGGCTCACACTAGCCATTTTGCAAAAATCAACCACATTTATAGGGTGTGTATCAAAATATTCCTTAAGTTTCATCTCGTGATCTCCTGTTTTTTTCACTTTTTTTTCTAAACTTCTTGCATTAATATATGTAATTGGTTACATTATTCGATATAAGCATCATAGCTATAAAGTGAATAACAAATCAAGGACAAAAAATGATGATGGTTGAAAATTACATGATTGAAGAACTAGAAGATGAAGAAGTGTCATATTCTGAAGATGAGATTGATGCGATCTACAAAGAATATCAAGAACGAGTTGTTAGAAAATATGAATTTAAAGCGCTACTTAAAAAGGCAGGTGTACTATGAGTTTTTATGCATATGAAGAGTTAGAGAATTGCTACGATAAGTCCATTCACCATGATGAAGACTACGATGAAAGATATGAAGGTCTAACTATTTACGAGATAGAAGACCTACAAGAAGATGAGAGAAGTAGAGAAGCATATGAGAAAATGATGAGAGACTCATATTACTGGTAAAGAATAAAACCCCCCTAGAACTATTCTAGGGGAGACACAAACCTAAAGTGAGACTGTCTATGACAGCCTACTTATATGTTCACAAAAATATTTAATCAAGAAAAAAGGAATTTAAAATGACTCTAGCGCTACAAAAACAACAAAATGAAATATCAAAACACACTCCTATGCAGGAAATAGGACAATTTATGGAACTTGCAGGAGTTCTTGCAACATGTCCCTACTATCAGAAATTAGGAAAAGGTGGAATCCTAGCCATCATTCTAACAGCCAAAGAAATGGGACTTCCTCCTATGGCTTGCCTAAATGGAGGAATGTACACGTTTTCAGGGGCTGTAAGCCTTTCGGCGCAGCTAATGAATATGATGATAGTCAATGCGGGTCATATGGTCGAGGTAATCAAATTAGATAACAAAGAATGCACTTTGCGTTTTACCAGGAAAGATAGGCCAAAAGATAGAAATTCTCTTGTCTACTCTTTTACAATCGATATGGCAAAAGACGCTAACCTAACTGGAAAAACAAACTGGAAAACTAATCCTAGGGATATGCTTTTTAATCGTTGTTTAAGTGGAGGAGCTAGAAAGTTTATGCCGGATGCAATTATGAATGCATATGCAATTGGAGAGCTTCCAGAAGATGGACAGATAATCGACACACTCCCTGTTGCATTTGAACAACACGCTTCTGAGCCTGTAAAGCCGCTTGACAAGGAAATTATAAGTGAACAGCAAGCACGTGAACTTAAAATCCTATTCGATCATAGCTCTAAAGAGTCACAAGAAAAAATGAATAATCGACTTGAAACTAAGAAGATTAAATCTTTTGATGACTTACCCCTGGAGTGTTTTGAGGCGACTAAGAAATGGCTAAAAGATAAGGCTGATGAGCATCAGGAGTATTTAATGAACCAGCTCGGCGTTGAAGTCGTTCAAGAGGAAAAGGAAAACTGATGGATTGTGATCTCAGAACTTTTGTAAGTGAATTATTAGGTAAATATGGATTTACTATGTTTGATTGGTGCATTCTTCAACAAGCCTATGACAATGAAAGAAATATAAAAAGCTTAAAGACTAAGAGCGATGAGCATCAACAATATTTAATGGATCAAATGGGGAAGGGTGAATACATGATATGCTGTGAAAACTTTAAGGAAGCTATAAAAACAGAAACAGATAACGAAGGTTATGGATCAGCAATAAAATATTCATATTTTAAAAAACATTATGAAATAGGAATAATAAGAGATCCAATTAAATTTTGTCCATGGTGTGGAGATAAAAAAATAGGAGGCATAAAATAGATGTTAATACAATTACCATTATGCATTTATTTGCTATTGGGGGCAATAATGGGTCTTCTTTTTATAATCGCAGTAAACACAGGAAATAATAGGTAAGGGGAAATATATGGATCATGAAATGAAAGACTGGTTGGTCGTAGAAAGTAAAAGCGGGTATCATAAAGATGGATACCCAATCGGAAGGATATTATGTAGAAATAAAGATTTTATTCCTGAAATTATTAAAGATCATGGAATTCATGACCCGATAATAACACCGTATTTGGAAGATAAGGGGGAGTAGATGGAACAAAGATCGCATGAATGGTACGAATTGAGAAGAACAAAGATAGGGGCTAGCGACTGCCCCGCTTTAATGGGTCTTAGTCCTTGGAAGAATTCATATGACGTATGGTTAAGCAAACAGCCGGATTACGTTCAAGAAGTCAATGAAGCTATGCAAAGGGGTATAGATTTAGAATCCGAGGCCCTTATATCCTTCGAAAAGGAAACAGGATATCTAATGTCGCCTAAAGTGATAATAAGCAATCAGAAGAGCTTTTTAATGGCTTCTTTAGACGGTTACGAAATTGATGGGAAATGTGCTGTTGAAATCAAATGTGGCGGGGAAAAGCTTCACCTTCAATCTATGCATGGGGAAATACCCAAGTACTACATAGCGCAAATGCAACATCAAATGTACGTAGCAGAATTGGATCACATATATTATTGCAGCTATAGGCCGCAGAACGTTGTAAATCCGCTTTACATTGAGGTAATCAAGCGCGATGAGTGTTTCATTGAGGAAATGCTTAAAAAAGAAGAGAGTTTTTACTTCGATCACATGCTAACAGGAGTTCCGCCTGAGAATCCTAAGCAATATAAAGTGATGAATTCTCAACAATGGAAATTTCTATCTGATGTTTATCTGAAACTGGATCAGCAAGAACAAGAAGCTAGGGATGGAAAGGAAGATATAAAAAAGAAAATGATCGAATTATGCGGAGAAGAAAACTCAAAAGGAAATGGAATTATATTGCAAAAAATTGAAAGAAAAGGTACTATACCTTATTCAAATATACCAGAAGTGAAACAAATGGATCTTGAAAAACACAGGAAGCCTAGCACCAGTTTTTGGAAGGTAAAGGAAACCTCAGATGATTATATATAAAATTAAAGATAGATCAGAGTATTCATATGAATTATGGAAGCAGTGGTATTCTGAATTTGAATCTATGTATCCAACTTCATATAAAGAAAGACATATAGAATTACAAAAAATGTATCCGGAAATGTATGAGGAAATAAAGGAGTCGAATGAAAATAACTAATGAAGAATTCGAATACATGCAGACTAAAGTAAAAAAATTCAAAGATGCTGGCTACCAAATTAGACACATTGAAAAAAAAGGGAAGGAAATTTCTATTGTTCTTATGCCTATTTTTTTGAGTGAAGATGTTGAGGAGTCGAATGATGCAGTGGATTAGTGTAAAAGATAAATTACCTGAAATGATAGAAATAGGATTTAATAAAAATCCATGTAGTGAAAATGTATTAGTTTTTAATGGTAGAATTTCAGTAGGTTGTAGATGGAAAACTAAGACTGAAGAATATTTTTTATCTAACGAAATAGACGATCGAGGCGACATAACTCATTGGATGCCCTTACCTAACTCACCTAAGGATGAAAAAGATTCATGATCATATTTGATTTAGATGGAACTCTTGCGGATTGCCAGCATCGTCGTCATTTGGTCGATCCAGTGTTTCCTAGACCTGGCGGAGAAGATTATGCACTTTCATTATATTCACCCGATTTAAATGCAGAATATTTTCATAAATATGCAAATGGAAAGCGTGGTTTTTTCTATCATAAAACTAATAAAAGATGGGAACCTGATTGGAAATCATTTTATGAATCTTGTGATATAGATAAACCTATTGATCCTGTAATTGAATTATTAAAAAAATTCATAAAAGAAGAGAGAAGGGTTCAAATTTGGTCAGGTCGTTGTGAATCCGTAAGAGAAAAAACAGAAGAATGGTTAGAAAAACACATTTCCATTAATCTTTTGTATTGTTTTGGAGGTTACAATTCTTTAAAAATGCGTCCAATTGGTGATTATACTCCTGATGATGTTCTTAAAGAAAAATGGTTAGATGAAACTTTATCCCAAGGAAAGAAAATTGATTTTGTTTTTGATGACAGACCAAAAGTGATTCGAATGTGGCGTCGAAGAGGAATATTTGTTTTCAATTGCTGCCAGACTGATGAGGAATTTTAAGATGAAATGGGAAAATGACAAATACGGACATTTAAAACATTGGATTTTAGATCTTATCATCAAAGAATTGGATGAAGAGGATGGCAAAAGAGTTTCATTTAAAACAGCACATGAGTCAATAGATAAGTTTTTTGAACTTCTTCTTACTGGAAGCATAGAGTATAAACTTGGAGAGAGTGAATTTTCAAGACTGTGTGAAAGACAGCAAAAAAAAGATATGGAAAATTAGAATAATGGTATTAGCAACCCAATACGATATCTTCGAAGACCCTTCAATCTCCGAACTTAAAGCACAAGTGGCAGCTCAAAAGGAATCTCTTCGTAAAATTCAAAAGAGCCTATTTGGTCGAATGGGCGACATGTCTAAGATGCTTTTTGAGTTGTACGCTCAAAACGAACAGCTCAACAGACAATATTCCGACGCTTTGAGTCTTATACAGTCTATGAATGAACGACTTGAATATTTGGAATCAAAATGAGAAAACATGTACATCCTTATGATGTAACTCCTAATTTTTTACCGAGAAAATTTAATGAAATAACAAAACTTGATGGGCCTTTGGATAGACATATTGAACAATTATGGGATGAAATAAAAAAATTAAAAGAAAGAATTGAAAAGTTGGAATCCAAATGACTGAATACAACGGAATGCGCTTTCCTATGGGATCATTCATCATATGGAATGATAAAGAAGTCCTGATGGGTAAATCTGATCCTTTAACTAAAGAAATATTAAGCATACATACACCTCCAGATAAAAATTTCTATGTAACACACTACGACCCAAAAACTTTTAAAACGGTATTGAAAAATGATCCCACAATCAAATCATAGACGTCCTACATATGAATATAAAGACCAAAAAGCAAAATCCAGTGTAAAAAAATCTAATGCTGAATTTATTAAAATACCAAAACATCATAATCCAGATAACATCTTTAAAAGAATATTCAAGTGGATTAAGGAATAAATTTAATTTTCTTATTGCATAATTATTCACACTAAATTATATCTTATTTCGTTCACAAAATATCGGTTCACTTGGCCGTAAAAGAATATTCATTTATGTGTTATGAATATTTAAAGTCGGTTACTGTACGTAAATCAGAAATGAGTCGGTTACGATTTGTAACCGACTCATTTATTTGCCATAAAACTGAAGAAATTTTTTAGTCAGAATATCTCTAGTTTTTGTAAATTCCGCATGACATTTATCACATCTAACATCAAAATTAATATTATTTTCCAGCTTAGCATCATACATGATATTAACAAATATTTCGCTTAAATGATCACATTCTTCCTTTTGATCTCTTATAATAATCTTAGCGTTATATTCCCAAAAACTAGACCTTCCGTACCCCCATCCATCTTGAATCATTTCTTCTTGTCTTTAGCCTTCTTCATTGGCATTACAACTTTTTTTTCTACTTCTTTTTCCATTTTAACATCTTTTTTCATATGTTCTTTTTTCTTATGAGCCATTTTATTTTCCTTTTTTTGGTATTTTTGCACCTGATCTACGTGCGGTATTTAAAGCAATTGCTACTGCTTGTTTTTTAGGAACGCCTTCATGAATTTCTGTTCTTATGTTAGAACTGATGTCTTTTTTACTTTTTCCCTTTTTCAGTGGCATCTGCACACATTTCCTTTTTTTTAGACGTGTTTCATGTTAAAATAAACTTAACAACTCTGGTTTTTTTGTGAAATAATATTTTGAGTTTTACATGAGCGATAACAAATACCCATACAAGACCTTGCAAGGTGAGAAAAAGAGAGTCCATAGACATCTAATGGAACAATATTTAGGCAGATCTCTAAATGAAGACGAGCATGTATATCATATCAATGGAAATCCCATTGACAATAGACTGGAAAATTTGATTGTTATCAAAAAAAAATATAAGTCTAATTTGCCGGAGACTGGTCGGTAAGTGCTTCAATAAAAGCGCCTGATATACCAGCATGATCGAGAACTATGGTTGGATCTATCCATATTTTAAATCCTGCCTGTCTAGCTCTTCGACAAAAAACGTAATCTTCTCCCCAGAATTCTCCATCCCACACTTGAGTATCAAAAAGACAGTATCCCTTCGTATGTTTTAAACCTTCATCTTTAGGTTCATAGTAAAGCTCAGGAAAGAATTCTATCATTTTTTCAAGAACATTTCTTTTCAGAAGCATAAACCCAGCAGGAATATACGCCATTTGAAGCAATTTCTTTTCAGAAACTTCCATTCTTTTATTTTCACCGTATATTCCTCTGAAAAGAAAGCATTTTTCAGGCCCTCTAGCAGGGTATAGAGATGCAACGAAGTCTTCATCGAAGTTGATCATTCTTTGCACGTCTACGGGGTTCCATGCTATGTCAGAATCAATACAAAGGATATGAGTGCAATCAGATTCTAAGAATGCCTTTATAAGGTCGTTTCTTTCTCTCACCAAAAGAGATCCTGAAGTGTGAATTCTTAAAACCGTCTGAATAGAAAGAGAAGCTAGATAAAGTCTTGTTTCTGCTAATGAGCAAGCATAGGATACATTAACTTTACCATCAAAAGCTGGTGTGGCTATGAATAATTTTGTCATAGTGCTCTTATATACAATCCACGACGATAATTTCCAGTATATTCTACAGTCAACTGACCATTCACAGCGGCATCAGTAGGTATTTGGAATTGAGTAGCAGGATTGTAGGGATAGGATGAATTAGAGGTTTCTAAAACTCCTGCTCCGTCTGCTGCCACAAATACACTTCCTCCAGAAGTAAGAGACGCAACATTACTTCGACCAGGTTGTGGATACCAAGTTATTGAATCTGTAGATGTGAATTTTGTTGAGTCAGTATTTAGACCAAATACATTGATTCCATTTGCAAAAGCAAAACCCGATATAGAGCTTGTTGTTCCACTTACTCGTGTAGTCCAGGATTGTCCATCAGTGGATGTCGCTAAATCACCTGAAATTGAACCATATACGAAATTATTTCCATATCCAACCATGCTTAAGTTAGCTGTGGTAGTTAATCCACCATTATTTACCCAAGTGGTGCCATCTGTTGATGTATATACGGCATTATTTGTGTAAGCATAAAATATGCTATTAAAAATGCATGTATTAAATATGCTTATCGTCGGGCTATTTTTTGCTGTCCATGTGATTGCGTCGGTTGAAGATTGAATAACTCCTCCAGATCCCACTCCTACATATACCCCAGCTCCATAAGCAAGACCATAAATAGAACTTGTGGTGGCTGAAGTTCTCGCCGTCCATGTTGTTGCATCGGTACTTGTTCCCAAGGCCCCATTATGACCGGCATAAACGTGCAATGAATTTCCAAATGCTAATGAATAAATAGAGCTTGTTGTTTGGCTAGTCCGTGTAGTCCATGTTATCGCGTCAGTTGACGACGATACAAGTCCATTTGCTCCCCCATAAACATATGCAGTACCATATATCATCGCATTAATTTGAGCAGCTGTGCCACTCGTGCGCGATGTCCAGGTAGTTCCGTCAATGCTTGTCGCTAATGTTCCTCCTAATCCTCCATATACATGCAATGCATTTCCAAACATGACTGCTCTAATAGAACTAGTAGTTCCGCTCGTTCTAGCTGTCCATGTAATGGCATCGGTGGAAGAAGCAATCAATCCACCATTACCCCCATAAACATATGCAGTACCATATACTACAGAAAATATCGAAGATGTAGTACCACTAGCTCTTGCAGTCCAAGTTAGTGAATCGGTTGAAGTTGATATTTGTCCACTATGATTAACCACTACATAAAGAGAATTTCCAAAAGTAGCTGGGGATAATCCATTTGATCCGGGGGAAGTTGATCCAATATTGGGTGTTTTTGTATTCCAAGTTGTTCCATCAGTAGAAGTCACTATAGTTCCTGATTGACCTACAGCTACATATCTGCTATTTCCAAAAGCTATGGCATTTAGATTTGATATGGTAGGAGTATTTCTTACAGTCCATGTTATCGCGTCCGTAGAAGAGGCTAAACCCCCTCCAGCTGTGCAATATACATACGCAGTGCCATAAGTTATACCATTAATCAAAGATGTAGTATTACTAGTGCGAGCCGTCCAAGTTATAGCATCTGTCGAAGTAGCAAGAACCCCTCCAGATCCTGCATAAACATATAGTGAATTACCAAAAGTTAATGCAGTTATATTGCTAGATGTTCCACTCGTTCTTTGCGTCCATGTAATAGCATCCGTTGAAGTGGCAAGTCCACCAGTATTAGTTCCATATACAAAAACAGATCCGAAGGTTAATGAGTTGATCGTACTAGTAGTTCCCGAAGTTCGACTTGTCCAAACTGTTCCTCCTGAATTAATCAACCCCATCCTTTGAAATAGAGCTGGGTAAGTAACTTGCGAAAGAGTCGCTCCATTGCATAGAAGCCATCTAGTTCCTAAATATGCAGAACCATTAGCATTGCTGAAATAAGCGACTTCACCTATTGGCGAGCCATCATCTCCATAAGCCATATAACCTCATAGGTAATATCCCAGAATGTCAATTCTCTGAGAATTTGTAGTTGCTGTAGCATCTGCAATAGTCACGTTAATTCTAAATGCGGTTGCAGTAGGTACGGGTTGAGTTTCCCCAATGCTACCTTGCACCGCTAATCCATTCACATTGTTAGTGGCTGAAGCAAATTGGTTAAATCCTGATGTTAAATCGCTATATGCAGCTGCTGTCCATCCAAAATTTGCAACTGGAGATCCAATGACACCTGAAAGGTTTACACCATAAGTATTAATTTGAGTAACGACAAATGGAGTATTTGCAGTGAAAATTATCGTGTTTCCCGTTGCCAGTAAATTAATAATTGTGCTTGAAATAACAACGATTTCATTTGGAACATTATAAGCCATTTTTTATCCTACAAAATTATCCATTGAGTCCCTTGATAGCAAATATCTATGCTTCCTCCATTTGAATTAATGATAAATGAAGCAGCATTATCAATATTTTTTCCACTAGGTGTAACTGTAATATTATTTGCAGCTGCTTGAAATCCATTATCTTTTATTCTATATGTTGTTCCTGTCACAGGATTTGCCAAAGGGATAATTGTTCTTGCAACTGAAGAATCTACTAAAATTACATAATCTGTAATCAAAGTTGTATAAGGATATGCTCCAGGAGTAGTTACTTTTACCACCCTTCCAGAAACTGTATTTACAACCCCTGCAATGTAAGTTTGGCTTTGCTGGCCTATACCAGTTCCTTGAGTTCCTATACGAATTACGTTTGATTCGCCGTTTACTCCATCATTTCCAATTATTATATTGCTAGATTCAGAACCCGTATAATTTTGAGCCGCTAAAGTTCCCAATGCTATATCTGAAACGCCAGTTTGAAGATGTTGTAAGGCTCCCGCACCAATTGCCGTTACATTTCCACTTAATCCGTTGTTAGTTAATGAGACTAAGGCTAAAGATCCAAAAGCAGCATTAGAATTTCCGCTTACAAGAAGTCTTAAAGCTTCAAATCCAAAAGCAGAATTGCTATTTGCTGTAGTAGAAAATTGCATTGCTGTATATCCGAAAGCTGCATTGCTGCTTCCTGATGTTAATGAATTTAAAACAGTTCCGCCTAATCCTGCGTTGCTTACTCCATTTCCTACAGGTAAACCAGCTGGATTTGATCCCAAAATTAGATTATTTAGACCAAAATCTTGTGTGATAGTAGAGCCAGAACCAGAAAATAAAACAGTTGCGTTTGCTGTAACAATATTTATGTTACCTAAGGCAGGAACTGCGATACCATCATTCGTCGTAAATTGAATAGGCACGGTAGGGGGCAAAACCCCATTCGTAACTCTTAAACGTCCGCTTTGTGACATTATTCCCCCTTTCCATACACTGCAACGCAATAAACTGTATTGGTTAAAGTCGGATCTGAAGTGGGAGCAATAAGAGATTTAATCCATAATTGAGAACCTACTTCATATCTGAAAGCCTCATTAGCGTCTTGATCGCTTGTGAGATCATATAAATTAAATGAATCAGTCACTAAAGGAAAATTATCCGTTACCCCATCAAAACTAAACATGTAGCTTCCATTGCTGTCATTAATGAAGTGAAGAACTCTCATTGCATGAGCAAAAGGTATATCAAATTTAGTATATGAACCTGTTATGACTCCTATGGCAGCCGTTCTAACGGCATCAAAACGGACGTTATTGCTCATAATTACTCTACTTTAGGGTTTTCCTGAATTTCTACCGGTTCTTTAGGTTTTTCAGCGTTTATCGATTCATTAATTTTATCTACAACAAAAGACCTCATCTGAAAAATTACATCATGCAATTCTCCCAATGGGGCATTATTTGGTAAAATCATCGTATAAACTCGATCTTGTCTAACTACTTCTAAAATTGCTGTTTGCTTTAGCATATGCCCTCATATTTGGTGGTAAATAATTTTGAAATTTACCACCAATTTATATTATTTTCTAGGTTTGTCCAACGATGAAATAAACAAAAGAGCTTAAATCTCCTGTTTGAGTACTTCCAGGAGTTCCTAAAATCAAGGATGTGACTGTAAAACTTGCACCAGCACTAATAGTATAAGTCAATTCTCCTAGAGTGGTAGAAGCGTTAGCAGCTGTTCGACTCAAGAAAATTCTGTCAGTAGCTGCAATGTTTGTATTTGCTATCGTCACTGTACCTAATGTAAGAACACTAGAACCAATAAAGTCAGTTGCAGCACCACCATTATATGAAATCTTAGTGGCTACAGAAGATAAAAAGACATTTCCAGCCAATTGAATTCCACCCGATCCAGCGTTTACTGTAGTGGTGCTTGTTGTATTTAGAGATCCGATAGTCAATGTTTTTGCACCTGCTCCAGTAGCAAAAGTAATTGTCTGAGCTCCTGTACCATCTACAATTCTAACTGCTCCGGTTCCTGACGCTGTTGATCCAATCGTTAAAGTACCTGATGTTTGAGCATCTCCTATAACAATATTCCCGGTAGTCATTGCATGGGCTAAGGAAAGGGATCCACCCGTTTGGGTATTAGCTATGGCGATTGTGTTCGCTCCTGTACCCCCTATTGAGATTGTGCTTGCGGCTGAACCAGTAGCAATATTTACAGTTTGCGTCGTTCCTGTAGATGCTCCCGTTAAAAGATTAAATGTGTAAGTTCCAGCAGATCCCAATCCAGACATAATATTAACTGTCTGATTAGCTGCTGGTGTAGCACCAGAAAGAAGGTTTAATACATTAGGGCCAGCTATGGAAGCACCGCTAGCAATAGATACTGTTTGACCTGTTGCATTAGTTGCCTGACCTAAAATTATCGTTCCTGTTCCTGCTGTTCCTCCTATGGTCACAGTACCCGAAGTTAGAGCATTTCCAATGGCTACCGATCCAGTGGTTTGAGTATTTCCTATTGTGATTACGTTTGCGGCAGTACCACCAATTGCAATGGTTTTAACTCCTGTCGTACCAGTTCCAATATTAATCCCTACTGCATTCGTTCCCGTTCCCACATTAACATTCTGAGTGCCTCCCGAAGCATTTCCAGAAAATAAATTAAACGTCTGAGTATTAGCAGAAGGAGCACCACCAAATATGGTTACAGTGTCATTTTGAGCTGAATTACCACCCGCAATTGTGATAACTCTTGCTGCTGCTGGAGCTATATTTCCTAGTCCAATCGTAGTGACTCTTGTATTGTTTCCTAACGCTAATACGCCTGCACCTGCTGTTCCTATCCCAGAGAGAATATTGACAGTGCTATTTGCTGCGGAAGCTCCATTTCCAATGGTGATGACTTGAGCAGATGCATTTATACCACTTCCAATATCAATATTTTGACCAGCTGTTGATTGTCCTACTGTGATGGTTCCTGTTTGTGTGGTAGTTCCTAAAAATATTTCAGCAGTGGTCGAACCATCAATCTTAACATCATTTGTTCCTGACTGGATATGAACCGATGTTGTTGTCGTTGTATTCCCGATTATAATCGTATTTGCGGCTGCATCATCGCCTATATGAATCGCATTTCCATTACCATTTAGGACAAAAGTGCCTGTTCCTGTATCGATCTTAATCAATCCAGCAGATGCATTTCCTATTGTCGTTGCTCCTGCACCTGAAGTATTTATTGCCACAGTCCCATTAACGGTTAGACCTGAAAATGTTAAAGTACCATTGACAGTCAAATTTCCTGTGACTGTTTCATTTCCAGTGACCGCTAGATCTCCAGTTACTGATGCATTTCCATCAACTGTTAAATCTGTTCCCACCTCAAGAGTAGATGAAGATTTTATTGATCCTGGAGCTATAAAAACACCTGGTGTTGAAAAAGTAATGTTATGACCTGAAACATCCGATGTTGCAGTAATCTGATTCGCAGTGCCTTCAAGAGCAATATTTCCACCAACAGGGGAAACCTGTGTTGATCCATCACTAAGAGTATTTATGCCCCCTGCTGATCCTGCCGTGACTGCTGTCCAATTAGGCGTGCCCGAAGTATTTCCAGATTGCACATATAGATTTCCACTTCCTCCAAGATCTAAACTTGAAAGCCATAAATAACCCGCTGCATATTGAGTGTCTGTGGTATCAGAAGGATTTCTTCCGGCTACAACCATTGGCATTACTGCGCCACCTTGAGGGGCATCGCCATAAGTGAAAGAACATGGGATAAAGGGAGATGTCATATAAACCTCTTTTTTAATTTGATTCCATTGTGTCAAGTTAAAAATTTATATGATATATTCTTGATTAGACATGATTGGACAGTATGGACAGTGAATTTTATTCAATAAAAGAGACAGCATCGATTTTTTCAGTTCATCCCAAAACAATAAGAAGAGCGATAAAGAAAAATCTTTTGCCTTTTATACGTGTTGGTAATGGTCCGAGAAGCCCTTATAGAATTTCAAAAGAGTTTATCAAGTCGATTCATAAGGGTTTTACTTTTTCTTTGACTTCTTCTTGTGATGTAAAGCCAACATCTCCACAAATTCCTTAAGTCTATTTCTTTCTTTTTTTTCTTTTTTCATCTTCCTTTTCCTTTTTAAATCTTGCTTTCTCTTCATCTCTCTTTTTCTTTTCCCTTTGTCTAGAAAGATCTCTTGCGTATTTCAACTCATCAAATATTGGATTCATTCCCTTATCTTCTTTTTGAGGCTTGGGAAGATCTAAAGAAAATTCAAATTGTTGTTTTTTTATACCTTCATTTTTCTTTCTACGGTCATGAATGATCTGTGATATTATCCCTCCCCTAGTATCCTCACCAATAGCCCATAAACCTTCTGTACGCTCTCCACTAGTCCTAGCCACTCCTTTACCTTCTTTAATCAGTTGAGCTTCGTGTGGAGTGATATTATGAAGTTCTTCGTACTTTCCTCCACGCGGGATAAATCCTAAAACATTTTTATCTTCATCATATCCAGCCCAAGAAATAAAACCTGATCTTTCAGGCTCTGGAATTTTCTTGAAAAGATCTTCGTAAGCATCTGCGATTTCATCTTCACTAAATAGAGGAGTTTCAAGGTCCTCTTCATTTATCTGATGTTTCTTACCATCAATTTCAATGATCGCCTTACCATTTCGAATGGCTTTAATTTCTCCGATACCTTCTGGTGATGCTGCAACAGATCCTTTTTCAATTTTTATAGGTTCAGATTCAAATTTCTCAATTTTTGGAATTTCAGCGATAGAATTAGGTTGTTCAGGTTTTTCAATGTCAAGCGGCTTTACATTGGCCATATATTCAGCAACAACATCTTCCATTGGCATACCAGCTTCTTTCTGAAGTCGTTGCATTTCTTTAGGAAACTTGTTGTAGAGCACGGCTGCAACACCTTTGGGATCTTTGAAGTTCTTCGATATTTCTTCGACATGCTTTGTTAATCCATATTTATTTAATATTTCACTTGCGTTTATATTTTTTACTTCAGGTTGAACAGGAGTGGGCGCATTTGGTATACTAGGGGAAACGGGGGGTTGTTGTGTTGCAGAAGATTGAATATTGGGCATTACAGGCGGGGTTTGTGGGGACGCTTGTGGCAATTGGCTTTGTATTACGGATGATCCTTGCGGGAGAATAGATCCTGGGCCTAAAAGTTGAGGTGCTGCCCTTTGTAAAGCTTGAGCTGCCATAGGAGCCGATAAACTTGCACCTATTCCAGTTGCTCCAATTCCAGCAGCTGTTGCAAATCCTTTATCTACATCTTGCCTTCTTTGAATATCCATCTTTCTAGTTCTGGAATGTTCTGTTCCCATTTCGGGAATATCTGAGGCTAAAGATTTTCTTCCTCCTGCAAGATACTTTAAAACTTGTTCTGCACTATATCCCGAAGAAATAGCTTTTTGTATTTGCTTTCCATGTGAAGGAAAATGTCTCAAAAGGAAATCAATAACTTGTTTAGCGGTAAAACCTTGAGATAAAGCACTTGTTATTTGAGGAATCATTAACGACCTGTTAGGTTAATTGATCTTAAAATCTCTTCTAATCTGGATTCAGGAGGAGAATCTAGAAATCCTAATTGTGTTCTCTGATCATCCTCTAATGTGAATCCTTCATCCATAAGCTCATTAAGAGCATCTTTATATGTTCTCCATCCATAACCTTTGTCTTCAAACATTTTTCTTGACAAAGGTAGACTGAAGTTAGGTTCGATCCTTTTTAATTCCATCAATGATGTTTTTATAGTTTGAAGATCTCCCGAATTAGGATCTTTTGCGGTGGGAACACCAGGAATACCCAAACTAACAGGTCTTTCTAATCTAGGAATATTAGTAATAGAATTTAAAAGGTTTTGAGATCTTTGAGTAAGGGGATTGACAATGATTTCTCTTTCTTCGGGGTAATACCCAAGATCTGATAAAAGTCCTCTAGAATAATCATAAAGTTGAGCATCCAAAAGAGGTTTTAGAAGTTTTTGAAGATCTTTTGCTGAATCCTCAAAATTTTTATAAGTTCCATTAAAAGATCTTGTTAAACTATTTAAAAGCCTAGGTGCAGAAGCAGACTGCTTAATATTTGAAACGGAATTTGCTAACTTTTTAGCTTCCTCGGATAGATATCTATCTATTTGAGCTTCGCTTTTTCCTTCTTTAGCCTTATTTTCTCCTTTTTCAGCAAAATAAGCTTCAACTTCTGGAGGAATAGGTTCATTTCCAAATGCCTTTTTTAAATGTTCTACTGCTCTTGCTCCATAAGCTTGTTGGCCTGCTTTTTGCTGGGAAAGCTCTTCATCAACTTTAGCATTGTGAAGCTTAATATCTTCCTGCTGTCTTTTTACTTCTTCCAAGGCTTCTGTTGGAGTTGTTGGTATACCTAACTTTGTTCTCTCTCCTGATAGTTTTTTGGCAGCTTGAGCATATTGATCAGGAGAAAGTAATGGTAATTTTTTACCTGTAGTAGCTTCTTGGGGTATACTTCCAACATCTTCTTTTGGTCCAACATTGGTCGGAAAATATTCAACTGCTTCTTTAATTTTTTTCTGCTGATTCATGAAAGAAGGAAGCTCTTGTCTTTGAGGTGCCTGCAAATCTCCTTCTTGCTCTCCTGCTAAAGGTGCTTTTTGAGCTACATTAGCTTGAGATAATCTTAATACTTCAGGGGCAAGCGCAGAAAGATATCTTTCACTGCCTGGTATTCCTGCACCAGCTTTCAACGTAGCTAAAAGAGTATCTATAGGTTTAGCATTAGGATCATTTGCTAAATTCTTAATTTCATCTAAACTATCTTTAAGAAGTTGCCTATTATGCTTTTGTTCAAGCAATCTTGGAGCATTCTGTCCAAACTGGCTCATTGCGTTAGCAAGTAGCTCAAAAGGGGAACGCTTTTGAGGAAGAATTGTGACCATTTACGAGTCCTTTGTTACATTATAACCATATTGCTCTAGGAATTCTTTGTAAAATTTTATCTTGTCTTCTACTCTCTGTCCTGCTGGTTGAGCTACATTCCAAAGTTCTAGGTTTTCAATTCGATTGTCATCACGTATTCCATTTTTATGATGAACTGTTTCACCTTTAAATAATGCACGACCAAGATGATCGCTCATTACTATCACATGTTGAAAAATATGTCCTTTCTTCTTGGCAAAAGGATGATCAATTAGACATAATTTTACATATCCTTGCTTAGTAATATGACCAGTTCCACTTCGACTTTTTTTCCTAACGGGTGTTGTTCTTCTAGCCTTTTGCCTTTCCATAGAAAGTTTTTTATGCTTTTCGTATATTTCAGGTTTTTTTATTCTATAATCTAAATTGTAGCATTTGGATGAGCAGAAACTATATTTTTTAGTCCTTGTTCTGAAATATTTTTCACCACATTGAGAGCATCTGTCTTCTATTTGAGCCATCATTTTATTATGATAGCACTCTTGAGAACAGTAATTATTTTTATTTTTTTTAGCTTTTAATTTTTTTTTGAAATGAATTTTTCCGCAGACAGCGCATGCAACGTCCATTATAACTCCCGAAAGTCAACCCGAATTATAAGAATATGTCAGGTTGTTCGGGAACAACTTTTCGGGTGGCCACCCTAGACATATCAGAATTTAATTTAGCAGATAGTCGGAATTGAACCGACAACAACAGCTTGGAAGGCTATAGTTTTACCGTTAAACTATATCTGCATGTTAATAACAATAAAATTATTACATGCTATATATATTGTCAACCGAAAAGACCAGGCTGATAAACGTTCTGGGTTGGTTGAAGCAACTGTTGAAGTTGTTGCATATAGTTAGAAACGGGAGCTTGTCCATATTGTAAAGCTTGATTTACTCCAGTTTGTTGGAGACCGCCTTTAAGAGTTGCTAATTTTTCATGTAAAGTACTAGATTCACGACCAAGTTGATTACGAAAGGCAGTCGATCCAAGCGATCCGCCGCTGCCCATGCCAGCGAAGCGATTAGCTAGATTAGGAATTGTATTTTCTTCAAAGTCTCGCATGATAGGTGCGGAAAAACTTTTAAAAAACTCTGGATCTGAAAATAGATTTTGCAACCACTCATTACCTCCTTGAAATGTGGGATTTTGATTGATATTTCCCATTTGAGGATTTAAACCACCAAGTCCCTGCTTCATGAAATCAAGTTGTTGAGGATTGTAAGAAGACTTAAATTCACCCTCTTTACCTGTTATCATATTTAAGATAGGTCCTAAAGCTGCCATCAAAGCCGAAATTGTTGCCGGATCCATAAATCACCTCTTTTAAAATTAATTATATACCATCGTGTATAAAATATAATATAATGAAACCTTGGTATGCAGCAGTCGTTCCATTTGTCGTAATCACTATTTGGGTATCACTCATGGTAAATTGAATACGTGCATCTCCCTGAGACATAAAGCTAAAATAGTCTCCATCTCCAGCACCTACAGAAGTACAAGGCAAAGAAGCGCTACCAAACACTTCTGTTATGATAAACTGAGGGTTAATCTGAAATGGAATGGTTATTGTCTGAGGAACAAAGCTAGTAACCCTAAAAATTACTTGATATCCGTTTCGTATTTTTCGGGTAGTATCATAACTCCACTTTCCTCCCGAAAAGTTTTGAACTCCATCCGTAAATGCCCCAATCATTTTATCATTAACTACATAAGCAAATTGAGCAAATTTTTCAGAAAGAAAAACTTTTAATCGATCATCTTCATTCGGAGGATCGTAAGTGGTTGGAATGAATGGTGTAAATAAATTAGAAGGGTTGACCGGTTCATTTGGAGCCGTCATACTAATCTCCCTCCTTTTCTAATAAAGAAGTTCATTCCTAGAATCTCAAGATCTGATTGAGAAATCACATTAACCGCTTGTTGTTGGTCCGTCAATGTGAATTGACATTGAATGGTTTGAGATATCACATCTGCATATAGTCTAAAGATTGTTTCTTCTCCATTTCCAAACTGATAAGGATTTAATGAAGTTTGAACGACATTGCTTCTAGGATTATCCCCAAGAGGCTGATTCACAATTGTAGACCCAGAATCAGACAAAACATTGCAAGTAAACTCACCATCTGAGGTCGTATCAACGTAGAAATCTATATAGCTTAATCTACTTCTCTTATCTTCAGGCAAGAAATTAAAGATTGTTGTGGTGATATCAAAGTTAGATATCTTGGTTATATATCCCCCTCCGGTATATGTCCCTGTGGTTACAACGTTAGAAAGACCTTGATTTGGATTTACTGAAACCACTCTGATATATACTTGTGTAGCCCCTATAGGAGCTATAAAATTAAGGACTATTAATCCAGTTGTGTAATTAATGGTTCCCGTGCTTCCTAAAGAGCCTGTGAGGGTTCCATCTAATTGAGTGTCCGTAAATGTTTCAGAGCCCACCGTTATGTAAGGAGACCCAGGAAAAATAGGAATGAAAGGAACTGCAAGAGTATACGTAAATATTGAAGGTAAGGTTGTTAAACCTGCATCAACAGGAGTAAATTCCTGTAAGAAGAATAGGTTTGGTTCAGCTTCTGGCCCATCAGGATTAATCCACTTGAAATTTCTTCCATTCAATGTGACTCCTGTTATATCAGTCACCCCAGATATGCCTTCTAAGGTTATCCAAGTACCATCTTGAATATTATTAAATGGGCTTGTGAATGTGGTTACACCTAATGCTGTGGTTATATCGGTAATATAAAGGCTTTCTTGGTTAACGCTATCCGTTTGCTCTAAAGCAAATACAAATCCTTGTTGATTTCCTGCGATAATGGTTTCATAACTTTTTTCTATTTCACTTCCTTGCCAAGTAATATTTCCATATGAAGACCAAGCATCGGTAAGGCTTTCCCATGTTCTATCATCAAAGCTATAAAAATAACCGAAGCAAGTAAAGCAATCATCGAAGAATGACCAATTCCTTGTATCATAGTTAAACACTAAAACTTTATTAGGAAATATTCCATTGACATTCTCCCCGTCGGGATACGTCCAGTAATTTAATTTTGTCCTAAAAGTTCTGATTCCATTGACTCTTTGCATTCCTTGATTTTCGATTCTAATCTCAAAAATGGTGTCTGGAACTTTTTCATCAAACCTAATCACATCGTTGGGATCAGCGATAACAATTCCCCGTTCTCCTATAGCCATTAATCCTTTATCAAATGGCACTGTAGAGAAGGTAGCACTTGCACCCAATTCAACATTGATTCTTTCCCAATCGAATGGATTCTGTGCGTTATTTACGAATCTGAGTCGCCAAGTTGATCTTTCAAAGAAAACAATGAGGATGTCTTTGATAAATCCGGCTCCGATAATTACTTCTTGAGTAGGAGCATCATTAGCACCTCCTTTACCAAAAAGATCATCTCTTGCCGTTGTTGGGTCAAAACCCACTGGATTGGGTGTGGTAGGGTCAGGAGGAGAATAATAGGGAGTTCCTACCTGAGTCCATCTAGCACGATTACCAAAATTAAAAGTACCGTTTTCATTTCCTTCTTCCGTATTTAGAAATACAAGATAGCCTCTATATGGGAAAATTAATAGTGCTCCTGCCAAAGCATTATTAGGATCGATAGGAGGATTATAATTAACCCAAGTCGTGCCAATAGCTGTAGTAGCGTAATATCGTATTCCATCTTGACCCGTGACAGTGACTTGACTATTTAATGCCATTCCCCCTGAGCTATAAGCAGTATAAAGCGTCCCATCGAGCCCATCTAAAGTGAATGTAGTCGGCCCGGTTACTGTAATTGTAAAAACCTGACCATTCAAAATTGGAGTGGAAGCAGCAATTGGATCATATCCGTTTACGTTTATGATCGCTACTGATTGACCCGTGGTATACCCATGAGCAACTCCGGTAGTAACCTCAGCGGGGTTTGCATTATCAATATTGCTGATGGATAATCCATTCAGACCAGGCTTGCTATTAGTGGCCCAAAATGCTCCGGCATAATTAATAGTATAAAAAAACTGATAGTTTGTTCCACTCCAAACTACTGGCATTACCGATGGTAATGGCTGAAATAATTGAAGAGTATTGCTATATCTATAAGAAAATTGGGTGTCGAAGGCAATTGTATCTTGCTCATTCAATTCAAAAAGCTCTCTTGTTCTTAAACCCATAACGGGAAGCATGTATGCATATGAAAATGAAATTACTACATTTCCCCCAGGATTTGCTGAGAAGTTCAAAACAAGATCGCCTGTCAAATAGTTTATAGACCCATTTAAGAATTGAACTCCAACCCCTCCAGTCTGGATAATTGATCCTGGATTGGAAGGATCTTCTCTTAAAACATAGTTCCCAGCTCCATTCACTGTAATGTTTATTGAGCCTGAAACAATCACAACACCTGATAAACTGAATGTAGCAAATAGATTATTTGTGAAGTTCTGTGCAGAAGCAGCCACAATTTGAGTAGTAATCTGAAAAGACAATTGCCCAAGCGTTGTATATCCGGGTCTTCTGACTATTCTTCCTCTAAATTGATAAGCATTTAAAAGAGTGTCAAATGAATCGTCTGGGGTAGCCCAAGACTTCATGTCTTTTCTTAATCCATCTCCTACAGGTCCCACGAATTTACTTACTATTCCGCTCATTGTATTCCTATCGCTACCCAATTGAATCTCACGCCTGGAGGAAATAACCCTGTATCACCAGAGTTTATTATGAATGTATTTGCACCTGTTTTCGTTGCGTATACCGTCAATGGTCTAGGAGTTGCCGGGCTAGGTACTGTTAAATTATTAGGTAAAACCACGACACTTGCAATTTTTGAACATGCAGGAGTCAAAACGATTGGTGATGGCACAGAATTAACAGATCCTAAATACATAATATATCCCCCTGGCAAGAAAGTCTGATAATCAGGCCCTATGTTATTTACTGTGTCAAAAGTCAATTGCTCAGGTAAATTTTCTTGGTTATTAGGTAAAAACTTAGGTATTTTAAGGAAAAGTTGTGGTTGCGTGCTCGATGCGTTTATAACTGATTTTGAGTATAAAGAAATGTAATTCGAGTTTATTTCTGGATCAGTGGATTGTTGCTCAAAAACTACTTTCGCATGTTTTCCCTGGTTACTGGTATTTATTGCAAAATGATTGTTTGAAAAAATGGTTTGAAATGTGGAAAAGTTAGTTCTCATTTGAGTTGTGGCAACTACAGGAGGAGGAAGATCCTGGGGCTCATTTGGAGAATAAGTCATATTCCCCCATAAATTATGTAATTTTGATTTTTACCTATTACATCGGATTGAAAAAATAAATCTATTCTACCATATTTTCCATCTTGATTTGGATAAGGTTGAGCTCCACTAGGGAATTTAATAGAATCATTCAAAACACCTAAATTCACCCCAAATATATTCGTGCAAATGGCTGGCTCTAATACTATTGAAGTTGGATTTCCTGATAAATTTATCTCTCCAAAATATATAATTATTCCGCCTGGAAGAAAGGAGAAATAAGGGACTTGTACTATGGTATTTCCTACTTTTATAGGGTCAAGTGGATATGTTTGAAAATTACTATACTGAATTTCTAGCCCATTTCCTATAGTTCTAAAAAAAAGTTGATCTGTTTGATTTTCAACATTTTTAGAATAAAGAGCTATTTCACTACTACCAGTAGCTGCACCTGTTACTTCTTCAATTAACTTAGAAAATGCGTGATTCCCCGCATCTGATGCAGAATCTAAAGGCACATGATCTTGGCTAAACGCTGTAAAAATTGTATAGAAATTATTTAAAAAATCTGTTTGACCTTCATCTATTGAATTTTCGGGTTGAGGAATATTTTTATTGTATACTGGAGTTGTCATGAAAGTCCTATGGCCATGTAATAAATGGTTCTTGCGGCAGGTGCCGTCCCTCCAAATCGCACTACGAATTGGTTTGAGGTAATATTAGTAGCTAAAGCACCATTTGCGGAGTTGGTAACTGAAATCAAACCTACATATTTCAATGTTGTGGAAGGGGTCAAAACAACAAGCTGACCATCGGTAGCATTTCTTATGTATCCAACGTATAGAGTAAAAGGGCCAGCTAGAAAAGTACTCTGTCTAAATTGTGTGGGTGATGAAATGACAGATGAATTTGAATTAGTCATCTGAATAGGCGTCTGGTTATTATTCGGTCTATAGAAAAGCTGAGGCACCATATTTGCATCGAATTTATTATATAATGCAACTTGGGTTGATCCAGTTGTAGGATCCACAGATTGTCTAGGCATCGTAAAGGATGTATGATAGCCAGGAACATTATTATTAGAATCCATTGATACGTGATTTCTTGAAAATGCACTATAAATAGCTTGATAATTAGCTAAAATTTGCTTTTGAGATATAGCAAGAAAGTCACCTGGATTAGGTATTGTGGTTTTATAAGACAATTTTACTCCTAATTTCCACTATATGCAGTTCCATAGAACGCAGAAGCCCTATTTCTTCCCCATCCTGGCGCGCTAAATATTGTTTCTGCCCTTTGAGTACCTAATTGCTTTAAAGTCCTTCTTTGGGCCATTTGCATTTGTTCTTGCCATATTGGCTCAATATACTTCATTCCTATTTCATCAGGGAAAGACGTATAAATTAATTTTGCAGCCCAAGCACATATGAAAAGATACCATTCGTTAAGTTCAGGCATTGAATTTGATGCGATCAAATCGGTAGGTTGCTGACTTATTTGCAATTCAACCTCATAAACCTGCTGAGGGCAAGGTCTAAGAACAAATTGCTGGTTATAAAATAAAATATCAACTGGTCTTGAAGACTGATAAGGAACTACGGAAGCATAAATAGCATTACCAGCAGGGATTATATCCGATCCATTCGGTGTCAAATTAACTTCGCCCGTAATATAGTTCACGTCGCCTACATCATTCCCAGATACGTCAAATAAATTACCTATATTAGAATTTGCTACGGGAACGTCGGTAGCAGTAAAAACGAATGGGTCAGAATTAATTTGAGTATTTGGATTATTTGCAGAGATGATAACTCCAGGAAGAGTAACATTTCCAAAAATATCTTGTTCTGCTCTGAAGAATGGTATTGAAGGAATTGTTAAATTATAGGCCACCCCTGAGGCATTTCCTCCATTTCCTATCTGCTGATTAACAGTAAGTTTAGGCCACAAATTATAAAATGTAGTTTTAGACTGAAAATATCTAAGTTCATATCCTTGGCAGTATGCGGGGGGTGTCACTTGAACATTACCAGGAACGGGAATACCCGCAGGAGTAGTTAATAGACCTGATTCATATGGAAAAGCATAAGTATCCACGTTAGGAGTGGTTAGAAATGAATATGGCTTTGTCAATTTTATATTCTTAAAGCTACTGGGAAGATGGATTGTATATGCCAAGTTGATATAATTATCAATTTGAGAAGTAGTCATCTGAGCTTCAGTATAACGAGCTGTCATTCGTCTTACTTCATCTCTCATCGATCCAAGATTAACAGTCATGATATCCCATCGTTAAAGATAGTCCCCTCAAAACTTGTCTGATTACCATAAGGCAAAGGAAGAGGAGGAAGATAAGGCCCACTATTATTAGGGATCACGCTCGGAGGTGTGTATGCACTTGGCAAAGGACTTGGATAAGAAAAAGCTGTGAATCCTGTAGAATCCAAATTAATTGTTAATGTATCAGATGTCAAGGAAATTACCTGTGCATTCAAGTTATTTAACTGCACCATTCCGAATTGAGAAGGTATCAAAAAAGTGACCATCATTCCGATAACATAATCGTGCGGTTGGGTTGTGGTAACCACCATTGGATTGGCTTGTGTTATCGAAGCAATGGTTCTTACAATTAAGTTTTCATGAACTTGAACTTGTGAATATCCGGGATAATATATAACGCTCATAAATTAAAAATTAGTTGATACGAAGGCATATTTCTTATTACTTGTATCTATGGAATGAATAGCGCTTTGAGGTCTATTAGGATCCATTTCACCAGGAATTTGCATAAATTGTGGCGTATAATAACAAGGATTCGTCTCGTCTCCACCATTTATTTGATCTGCAAACCCTCTTGGAATCGTATAAACCTTTCCGTCTTCTAGCGTATACCATTTAACTGGATCAGTCTCATATTTTAAATAAGTTAATTTAGCAGGTTGACCGGGTGCTCTTCTATTCATAAATCGACCTGTTACCATCACAGAATCATGAGCTTTTTGTTTCTCTATCTTTTCTTTGAGGGTTGTCTTTTCATGAGACATTGTGATTTGTTTTTCGTATAGATCTTTCTCTTGTGCATCCAGTTCACGCCTAGGATTTTTTTTCATCAATTCTAGCTCATGTTTCTGTTGAGCAATCTCTAATTTTGTCCTTTCAAGTTCTACTCTAGCTAAATCTAATTCGGTTTGAACTGAATCTAAAACTTTTTCATTTGCATTTTCGATTTCTTGAGAAGTCATCTTTGCTTCTAAAGTCATAGTATCTGTCATGGAAACCTCTTTTTCCTCTATTTGTAAACTATTATTTTTTTTTCGTCTTCCCATTTTTCCTCATTTAGGATGATCTCTCCATTTAAAAATATCTAAATCCGTATCACTTTTAGGTCGATAATGTAATATATAAATATCACCTGGCTTCATTTGTTTTAGAAATTCCTGAATATTTTCAAAACAACATTGACCTTTCATATTTTCAAAATCTAAAATTTCATCTCTTGTCATATCATTCCTTAATCCTACCAAAATGGTAGGTTTTATGTAAGGAAGGGTACATATTGTCCCCTCCCCCAAATATTAAACGTACTGAATCGTCAAAGGCTGTGGATATTGCTGAAGGCTCGTTATTACACGAAACTCCCAAACATCCACGGTGCTTCCTATGATACCCCCGGTTGTGGCCGAGTTCGTACCATCGCCTGCACCCACAATTATACCATTAGAAGCTTGGTTTTGACGTGCAAAACTAAGTACATCTTGGTTGGCATAAGGTAGAGGAGCTGGCAAAACACCAAAGCTTTGGAAATTATTAATATTTCCTTCGCCCTGAGGTACCATAACAGGAAAACTAAACGGATACGCACCAGCCAAAGGCCAATGTGTCGGATTAGTTGTGCTTGCATTTCCTGTGGTAGCAAAAACACCGAAAGCAGTGCTATCCACTGCAAGAGTCACCGTTTGAGTTCCTACCGCATTATTAGCAGCAATTACGGTTGCTTGGAAAGGCAATCCGCTAATCGTGTTAGTAAGCTGAGGAACACCAAAGACCGATGGCATGTCAAATGTCACTACATCGCCAACATAATAATTCTGTTGAACAAGTGTAGTCACAACCATTGGATTTGCATTCGTGATCTTCGCAATTACCCTATTTTGAGGATAGTACAATGATCTTCCCGGCAATAAGTAGTTTCCTACTTTTTGCACAAATCCTACTGAGGTTGTAGCCCCAGTGGAATCTAGAAGCGTTGTGAATGTGGTTGTAGAACCAACAGCAGTCACTGTCATTAATAGACCGCCGAATTGAGGTGCGCTTGTTAGACTATAAACTCTAACAGTATCCCCTACCTGCAAACCGTGATCTGCCCCTGTGGTCCATGTAGTTGTAGCACCAGGAGCAAATGAGGCAATTGCGACTGCTGCCGCTGAATTTCCCGTAGCTGCATTATAGACGGTAAAACCGTTAATAGGTGCAACACCGTTATTCATGGGAGCCAATGTTCCTGCTACCGTCCCGTTTTGCACGATCTGAGCAGTACCTTGATTCATGTAATCGCACCAGAATGCCTCAACAATCCTATCAGATGTTAAAGATCCTGCTACTCCACCCGCAGTAACCCCACTTCTCGTCAGGTTTTTTAGCCTGATTTCTGAAATGTATTGATGCACTGGAATGAAAAAAGGCGTTGAAGCCACGTTTTGAAATAGACCTGTGGTTACTTGTGTCATATATTACCTCCTTAAATTGCTACGCCAAGAGTGCAGCGCAAAGCCACAATCCAGCTTGTGTTAGTAATATTGAACACTTGCGCCATCTTCCAACCCGCTGTCTGATATAGTCTCAAACGTGGTGAAGCAATCTCAGGTGGTGCATATATAAATTGAGCGGAATACCCGTCCAAATCGACCATGTCGTAGCTTTCCTGTCCTGGTAAGAAGATGTTATACACATCTTGACCATTAGCAGAAGCATTAGGAATAACTGAACCAACTGAGGACAATAGGAAACGGATGTTTCTAATTGATCCCCATTCTGCTTGCAATAGGTTACTATTGTTTGCATAGTTGGCGACGTTAATAAATCCTAGTAATTGATCCAAGTCAGCGCTAAGGTTGGTGTGAGCCAAACCAAAGAATGCCGTACGTACTGGAGCTGTCAATTCTGTTACTTTTATGACCTATTTCTAGGCGGGGAAACCTCTTCGGATCTCCCTCTCTATGTCTCCATAGAGGTCAGACTATCGCTTCCTATACAGGGTTCCAGATGTGGATAAGATCCATCTGAATTTCTGTAATAGGTCTTCTCACTTAGTCGTTCAGGCTGACTACATGCTTTACATATGAACTCAGAATAATCATATTCATCGTCATCCATAATTAATGCATAACCTAACTCGCAATTTTTACAAAAAATTGGTTTGTTAAATTCTTTCATAATCTTGCCCCTTGTTATCCTTTCCCTGCAATTATGCAGCGATTAGGAACTCCAAGTCAATCAGAGAAGATTTTACTTCGGCACACTTTTTACCGAATTTATTTTCACCCTCAATCATATCCTGGATAAACTGTGCGTTAGCTGTACGAAGAAGCCTAACAGCTTTAGAACAATCGAGAGCACTTATGTTAGTCGGGTTGTCCCCATTGGTCCCCGAGGTGCAATTTACTGGTGGGGCACCTCCCTCCATCATGCTACGAGCCAATTGGTCTTCGGTTTCGCGAAGAGATTGGCCTAATGTTGACACTGCACTATTTAATACCGTTTGTTATTTGGGGGAGGGGACAATATGTACCCTTCCTTACATAAAACCTACCATTTTGGTAGGATTAAGGAATGATATGACAAGAGATG